CGCCCCTGACCGCCTTTGCGGTGAATACAAACTCTCCGTCGGAAAGCATCGCTGGAATTGAGTCCGAAGTCCCGGTTCCAGGGCCGTCGATCTTGCCAGTCTTACGGGGAAAATCATCAAGCGTCATTTCCCCGCCTTTGGCAGCGTACTGAGGCGCGGACCCCGAGAGGTAGTTCGAGGAGTAGGGGTCAAACCCATGATACCCAGTGGAATAATCTCCTCTTTTGAAGGCCCATTTCTCGGGGTCTTCTTCGATCAATTGATAGCCGGTCTTTCCAGCATAGCGTTCGTCGATCATCCCCTCGTAGCCTGGCGGGGGCGCTGCTTCTTCTCCCGTGGCGGGGTCAAAAGCCCCCGCCAGATACGCGCCCCCTATCCCGACGGCAGCAAGCGGGCCGTAGGTCCGAAGAAGGCCGGGGACAGCTGCGTCATACGCATTTTGGGCAAGAGTAGTAGCGGCCTTGTCGCTTACGCCCTTGGCAATGGCGTCTTTATAAGCGCTGTTAAACGCTTCGTTGGCCGCAACCTCGCCCTTCTGCTTAATCCCGCCGGGTAGAATGTTGTCGTTGACCCATTCACCGGGCTTTCCAAAGGTCTTGCCAAGCCACGACTGTTCAGCAACCTTAGTCGCTGTGGTGGGAGAACCCGCTGCGGCGCTTAGTTCAGAGGCTGAGGCAGGAGAACCCACGTTCGCGCTTACGTCTTTTGCAGAAGTAACAGCAACTGAGCGGTCTTCAATCGGGGCTGGGGCCGAAAGTTCTTTGCCGACTGGTATGTCTCCAGCATAAGACTCCCCAAGCCCCGACGCCTTGGCCCCCGCAGCCTGCTCCGCCGCCTTGGTATACGCTTCGGGGGTCAGGTTTAATACCTTTGCTCCGATACCCGCCGTAGCCCCTGCAATCATGCCATTCTTAAGCGCATCGCCAAACTTCTGGCCGCCTGCCCAGTTCACCAAAGTGCTCGCAGCAGCGGTGTTGAAGGCCAGCGCCAGATTGGGCATGGCCGCCATGCCAAGCGAGCCCGCCAAGCCAGCTCCACCAAAAAGCGCGCTTCCCGGACCAAGGAGCATCGTTGCCCCGACGGTGAGGAGAACCCTTCCGATAGGATTTTCAGCTACTTTCTTGACGACGTTAACGATTGGTTTGACGATGGCTTTAACGACGTTTACCGCGCCTTTGAAGACCTTCCCAACGGCTTTGAAGAGCTTTTTGAAGAAAAACTCTGGCAGTCCTGTGTCAGGGTTTATGGTTCCACTTCCGCCCCTGCGGCGCAGCAATCGTGCCTCGGAAGGCGTGATGTGCGCCAGCATGGTGTCAGGACCACGGCCCATATCAGCCAAGGTGGCAAGGCCCCCTTCGGCAAATTCCATGTTGTCAGGCATTTCCGGGCGGCTGTTTTTCTGCTCGGAAATCTGGTCAAGCGCGATGTTTAGAGCGGTGAAATAGGCGGCATCAAACGTCACCGGCAGGAGTTCTTCCGGAACCCCTTCCGCAATAAACTCCTGCCGGTTTTCTTCGTAGTTCTCTGGTTCGCTCATCAAAGCGTCAACCATCTGCCCCATGGCATCAACCAGCTCATCGGGCATGTCTACGGAAGACAAAACGTCTCGAAATTCGCGTACCGTCTCTGGGTCAGCCTCTTCAACTGCGCCCATGAGGTCATTGCCAAACCGAACCGGGTCGGCGTTGGCATACTCACGAACCGCGTCCTCAAACTTCTTGCGGTCCTCGGGAGAAACTTCCGGGCCAGTTTCTGGACTAGCAGTGGCGTCAAATTCCCCCATCATTTCGGGAGAATCGGGCAGGGACATGATACCTTCAGCCATGTTTCATACCTTTCCTGTAATGTGCCATGGCCCGTGGGCCGCGCGCCAAGAAAGGACGCGGATATGACACTAATAATGCTCCAAAAGCCTAGTTTCTGTCCACTTCCAGATAGGACAAGTGAAAATAAACCGTCGAAACTGAGGCTTCCACTGAAATCTTGTCCCCCGCCTCTAGAACACATGGAACGCCGTTAAAAACGTCCATCGTGCTGTTAGGGGCAAGGTTATAGGACCTTAGCAGGTAGTATTCGGTGGCCGACCCGCTAACGTACTGAGAAACGGTGATCGCGGCCCTAGAACCGTTGCCGTTAGTCACCCTCAACGAGCTTAAAATCGCCGTATTGGCAGGCGGAACCGTGTAAAGGTCGGTTTCCGTCGTAGCACTGGGGGAAAGCCGCTGCCGGAAGTACTTATTTGCCATTTTTTTAGCTCAAAGATGAGATATAACCCACCGTCAGGATGACAGAGGGCGTTGCTGGACGGGTCGGGGAAGTCGCAGTGGGCAAATGCTGGAGAGAAACCGCCGTATCTGTCGTGCTCCAGTAGATTTCGAAGTAATCCCCCGGATTAAGGTCCAGATAGAAGTTAAGGGCGGCAATTAGACCTCCGTCCACGCCTCCGTGAGAGGATGTAACGCTGTACCGGCTGTTACTATCCGCAATGTTGGTGCCGTTTTTTGAGAACCAGATATCAACGTCATGTATTTGGCTGGCCGTATTGATCAACTGAAGGCTAAACTGGGCGTTGTAGACCCCTGCGTGGTCCACGTTCACCCGCGAGGAGTTGGTGACATATACCCCCTCTGACAGGTCTGTCACGTTGTACGTGATTGCATAGCCAACAGTCGTAGATGCCGCCGTCTGGTCTTGGTCACTCCTGAAAGCCCCATGGGGAAGAAGGAGTTGCTGGGCACCTTGCGGCCCAGAAATGCCGGAGGGGCCTGCCGTGCCCCCAAACCAACGCCCTGCCCCGTCCGTGTTCTCGGTCGTGGTCGGGGTGTAGCTCGTGTTGAGCTGGAAAATGACCTGCTCAAGCGACCGCACAAGCTGGTTGAACTGCTCCGGGCTGTACTCCCGCGGGACAGCGTTGGGCAGACGGACGTTGAGGATCTTGCTCATCTAAGGCCGTCCGGCTGCAAGTCTACCCGCAGGGTTCCATACCGCCACTTAGTGTCAATCTCGTCACTCTCGATCCGAAGCGAGATTTGCCTGCCCCGCGCTCGCGTGTCGATCTTGGTCGTCGTAGGCGTTACCGTGTATGGGTCCAGGGAGCTGGGGGAGGCAGTGCCCTGCGGGTATGCCCGCAGCAACAAGTGGACCGTAAGGTCTCCCTCCTGCTCCTTGAAGTCGGGCAAGAACCTGCTCATGAAGAGCATGTTGTCTCCGTCGCCAATGTCAAAGTAGCCCGAACGGATGTAGGCCGTGATGGCCTCGTCAACCGCATTCTTACCGTACTCCTGCGCGTACGCGGGGGACCTTCCCGCCGACAGGCCGTAAACTGTCGAAATGGTGCTTTCAGTGCTGCTTGGCAGGTAGGAAAACGCTGTTGGGTACTTAAACACCGAGGCATCCTCCCACCACGTCCTAGCCATGGTTCCAATGCTCCAGACCTGCTCAAGGTAGTTAAACGTCACGCAGCGGTCGATGTAGTCCGAATTCTGCGAACAGTAAAACCATGTGACCTCGTTGAAATCGGAGTTCAGGCCCACAAAAACGCGGGTTCCTTGCACGGAATTGATGTCGTCGAACACGTAGTCCTGAACAGTGCAAGGAAGCTTTTTGGTCGTTCCGTCGAACACGTAGAACGCCTCCTGGCTCATCCAGAACGCCAAGCCGTTGATGTCTACCGCTGCATGGGCCCCGATGCATCCGCAATTTGCGCCCAGCTGCTGGAAACCGAAAGTGTATGGCGGCCCGATGTACTGCATGCCGTGCAATGACGTGTCCGTCAGGATAAGTATCTGGCCGCGTGACCGGAGCGCAGTGACAATCTGATTGCCGTCCGTGAGCCGCTGACCTCCCGCGGTGTTGGTGGCAGTCTCGGCAAAGTTCCCAATGTCCTCCTGGGAGGAGAACCTCACAAACATGGGGTCTTGAGTAGCCGCAGTTCCAATCGTTGTTTCGGTCCCAAAACACACCAGGTGTCGATCAGGGGTAGAGACAAGGGCGAACGTACTTTTGGTAGGGGCTCCCGAGATCTGGGAAGCGCGCGTGCTAGGGCCTGCACTGGTGTCCCAGTAGTATGTTCCGCCGTTCACGAGCTGGCAGACCATGTCTTCGCCGTAGTTATCGAACTGCCAAATTCGAGCAAACAGGCCTAGGCCGGCAGCACGAGGGGTTCCCCACGTCCCACCACCCCACACTCCAACGCCCCACCCAAAGTCGAAGTAGTTGATGTCTAAGCCAATCGAAATCTGGTACGCCCCTACAACAGAGGCTCCTCCGTTACCACTGTCAGAAGCATTGGCATTAACAGGAGCCGTTATGGTGTAGGTGTTGGCGGTCAAGACCTCGGTAATCTGATATTCGGCATTCAAAATAGAAGCCGTGATATTTCCTCCGAGAGAACTAGCCCCGCTGAACTTAACAAAATCCCCGGCCAAAGCACCATGGGAGGTATCCGTAACCGTAAGGATTGGAGACCCGTTGGTCGCCGCAAAAGTAACCGCCCCTGCCGTTGTTGTTTCTCGCAGGGGCGTAATGTCCGTCCAAGTTCCGCCAGAGTAGACGTACAGCTTCTTTGTTGTCCCTACCATCATGTAAGGAACTCCGGCAAGCGAGGTCCAAGACCTTGAGTGACTTACGATCCCAACAAGGTACGTTTGGGCCTGCTCGAACCACGTCCAGCCGCCTACTTTTTCAGGAAGGCCATAGCGAAA